TGGCGATCGGCAACAGCGGCCTTGCTTGGGTCAGCGGTGTCGCGAATAAGCGCCTCGGTGGCAAATACATCGACCTGCTTACCGTTCGGTGAAAGTACCAATCGATTGTTGTCTTTCAGCCAGGTGATGTAACTCGGCGACCTGCCGAGTCGGGCCGCGAAGGCGCTCTTTGACAGGTAGGTTGGTTCTGTCATGAGCCCTCCTCTCTCAACGTATTTCAATGAATCCTTTCAAGATTTCAATGATTGAAATTTCAGTAAGCTGGAAGCCCTGCGGCTAACAACTTTCCGCGGGTTTCCGACCCCGTACCCTACGAATCCCCCCAGGGGCCCCGGCGGTTTCAGGCCTGGCCACCGCCATTCGGCGGAACCTCGCACACACCGAGTCGCTTGGCTGCCCAGCGTTCGTACAATCCAATGGCAACATCCGCACCGGCCATTGCCGTGAGACAACCCAAGGCTCCTGCCGTCCAGAGCGACATACCCGCCGCGATCATCAGCATCATGGCCGAGACTCCGCAGACGATGCAGGCCCCGGACCGAAGCGCAAGCCGACGCATCAACGCCCAGCCCCGAGCACCATCCTTGTCTGCTCGCCACATCTCACCGGACACGCCGCCGACTAGAGCCAGGACGATCACTAACCAGATCGGCATTTCTGCCAGCGCTTGCTGCTCATTTGTCATGTTGTGCCTCAAGTGAAGGAGCACGCCGAACACAAAAAAGAAAACCCCGCCGGAGGGCAGGGTTTTCAGTGTCGCGGCATACGCCAGGACGAAGTGCACAGCACGTGCTCGGTGAAGCGCCAAGGCGCAGAATCCATATCGTGGGGGCTTTTTACCCCTTGAGTACGGAACCGAAAAGAGGGCATTTTCGGTTATCCAACTTGACGCAACTTTGACGCAACTTTGAGGAGACTTTGAGGTAAAGCACCCTGACCAACGGTCAGCCACTTACGTGCATTCTTACGCTCGGCCAGCACCTCAAAGAGTCGCACATGAAGTCGGTGCACAAGATCGTAGTAGGTTTGCTTCGCCTTGGAGACGTACCCCAGTTCGTGCATCTGCGCTGCCCATGTCGGTGCAGGGTCAACGCCATAACGCATAACGGCCAACTGTTGCAGCCTTTCACCCCGACCATCTTGCCGGGCTATCTCGGAAAGGGCGGCGCCAATTTCCTGCGCAATTGCATCTGGTCCCGCACCGCCGCCGAGAAGGATCCGAGAACCGGGTGTGCCCCGCGGCGCACATCCGCCCCACTCCATGATCGTCGCCATCGGGCTACCCATGCCTCCGGCTTCACCGCCGTGTCGGCATTGCTCGCCCCAATGTTTCAGCAATAACTCCATCGCCTCAATCATTGCCCTGCCCCCGTAAAATCCAACCTGACACAGAAAATCCGCAACCCGACACAAACCCAACACAGATAAATCCATTCAAATTCAATGCTTCAATCAAACTTGAGTTGAGTGTGTTGGGTTTGTTGGGTTTATCAGTCTTCGCATAAGAAAAAATTCCTTCCGTTGAATTCGTTGTAAAGAACGTCATGCATGCGCGTGCGCGACACAAAACCCAACACACCCCACACAACACCCGCGAAGGCATGTAATTCGGGCACTTAAATTGTGTGGGGTATTCAAAATCAACCCGACACACACTCAACACACCCAACACACTTTTGAAAATAGTCATGCTGCAAGCGCCTTGATGTGATCCCAGCTGTCGACGTGCCAGCCAGCCAGCTTGGCCTTCGCCCGCCAGTTCTCCACCTGCTTCCCCAGCTCTGCTGCCTTGAGTGATGGGGGCGGGGAAGCATCCAGATCCACAGGAAAGAAAAACGCGCCGAAGCGTCGGTTATTGCCGTCAGTCCAGGGTATCGCCCGCGTTTTATCCACCTCGGAACTGATGAATAGAGAGAACTTGGTCTGACTCATCACGTGCTCTTTGTTGCGCTGGCACCATTCGAGAAACAACGAATAGAGGTCGGTCGAAAGACACGGCCCCCAAAGCCCATGCCCCAGCTCGCTGTACTTCCACAGATGCAAAAATGTTTGCCAGCCGGCCCGGCTCAAGGCCACCAAACGCTCACGCGCCTCGGTCGAGGGCGGCCGCGTGCGCTGGTTGAAGTCCCCTAGATCGACCGACAATAACCAACCGTAGAGCGCCGCCACCCCACCCTGCTCCAGTTCACGACCAATCGCCTTTTGCCTTGCGACTGGCAGGGTCTCCATAGGCCACATGACCAGCATTCGTCGATCACTGTCGCTGATTGGCCACGGAAGAATCTCGTTGCTGAGAAACACCGCGTTCATGTGGTTGGCTTCTTCCCAGCCATTAATGAATTTCGACTCCATCCGCACAGTTTTACCAGTGATCAGGTGCTTGATCTTGCCCACCTGGTTGTAACGTTGATCGCGACTGACGACTTCTTCAAAGACCGACCACAATTTTCGGCTTTGCCAAGCGTTGAAACTGCTTTCTAACTGCGTCTGACCAACAGTCGCCGCATATTGGCCGTAAAGCATGCCGAGCGCGTCAGCGAACAAAAGGCTCTTGCCCGAACCTTCCATAATCGAATGCATCAACACAGCGGTATCCATCTTGGCGCCCAAGTGCTGAAGCGGATACGCCAGCCAGCGAGTTAACCACCCGGTTGCCGCCTCATCATGGTTACAAAGAAATGAGATCAGCCAACGCAAGTTGGCACACGCTGCATCATCCCTGACTGGCTCAAGTGGCAACCCGTCAAAGGTATTGATGTACACCGCAGGATCCTTCGTCATGGTCGGATCAAACACGATGTGCTCAACATCGACGGTGCGGCGCTCGCTGCTGTTCAACCACAACGGATAGGTGTCTCCCAGAGCCATCTTCACAGCGCCCTCGGCTATGCGCCGCTTCTTTTCGCGATCCCAAACGTCTTTGGTGCCATCGATGTAAACGTAGCGATCGGTTGGAGACATCCCGAATGCGCCGCCTTTCTTCCCAGCCATGCGGCGCGCCTGCTCAATGTCGCGAACATGGTCGTCTGAAATCAGCCTCTTTCCGGTATCGTCCAACCAAGCTTTGGCTAGAGGCTTGCTCACGCGAGCTTCGAAGGCGGACTTCTTCATTACCTTCGATTGGTCGCAATCCCACACATGAGTGGTGCCCTCAACGAGCGCAAAACGACGAAGTATGTGATCCAGTGTTATCACCTCCCCCGCCCCCCCATTTAGAGCAGGAGCGACCTCACTGGACAGGCATGTGTCGTTATAGATCGGCCCGCTCAATTCACCGGATGGGGTCGGGGGAAGATCATTCGTATCTGGACGGGCAGCGTGTTGCATGCCCAGCATTCGGGCAGCATCCTTCACAGCCTTTGACTGGTCGCCGCCGTGCTCGAGTAAGCAGAACACTTCAAAGGCGTCGTTCTGATGTCCGTTCGCGAGAGGATCAGCACCGTGGTGAGAGTAAACCTTGCCCTCACTGACCGTCACCCCTGGCAGACCGGTGCTGCTTTGAGGGAACAGCCACTTATTGCCTCGCTTGATGTATCCATGGGCACGAAGAAGCTCCGCAACATCGTGACAACGGTTGAATTCATCAATCACCGAGGGCCGTTTGCCGCCATCGAGTGCGGGACGCTTCTGGACTTTGACCGGTGGCTTCGGTGGCGCAATCGCCCATGGACACGCAGCTTCAGCATCTCGCTTAAAAAACTCCCAATTCTGCCAAATGGTAAACAGCTCGGGGGTCAGCGTCGGCAGCCCCTCAATGGCACTCGGCGCGGTTTTCCAGAAGTAGGGTTTGCCGGTACCGGGATGAATTGATGGTGGAAATACGTCTTGCACCAATCCCGCACGTAGCTCAAAGACCGTGAAGCGTTTGAACGGTTCGGCTTCGTTTCGTGCGGCAGCTTCTGCTGCAAGATTACCCTGCTCTTTCGCGGCTTTGGCCTTGTCCATCAATCCTTTGAAAATCGAACCGTCAGGGTCTTTTTCATTCGGCCATGAAAGTGAGTGACGCG